CCACCATACATTTTTTCATCCCACTCAAGTCTTTTAGCATCAATCATCTCTATAGCATCAGCCATAACTGTGTGATACTCTCTAATCATAAGTGACATAGACGCACCTAGTTCTTCTAATCCTCTACCTGTTGCAAAGCTAAGTGGACTTTGTGAATCATCAGTTACAGGATAAGAACCACCTACTCGTAGTTGTCTTTCTATTCTGTCTATTTGTTGAAAAATTTGATAAGGAACATTTGATGCTGGTTTAGATACTTGTGTACCAGGAGCAAGATAGTTTACAGCAAATCTACCTTTTCTATATTGTCCTGATTCTATTTCACCAGATATGTTTGTTTCTGTAAATACAGCATCTTCCATCGCAATAATTGACATCACATTTATTTTTGCCATAGAAGCCATTAATCCTATAATTTGATCGTATTGTCCTTGTAGTCTGTCAAATGCAAATTTCTTTGCAACAACAAACGCAGGTCCACTATCAAGTGGATTAGGTATAAAATCAAGTATTGTTCCAGATGTCATATGGAATATGTATGTTCCATCTAAGTTGTAATACTCTGCTATTAAATCACCTTCACCATTTGAGTTAGCCCAACTACCATTGTAAGAATCTGTATAAGCAGAAGCATACGCATTACCTATACCTAATGTATTAGTTTCATATCCATCTTTAGACATAATTTTTTCTGATGATTTAGGATAAGTTCTTGCTAAAGCTTCTTTAGGTACTCTTCGTACAATAGCCATTTCTTTAGGTTGTTGATCTGCACCATAATATCCTGTAAAACAATTATAAGGATCACGCAGTTCAGCACAAGGATATGGTGTACCGTCAGCACCTTTCTTTTCTCTAATTACCCATACAGCAAAACCATAACCAGGCAACCATCTACCAACTTGTGGCATTTGTAAATCTAATTTTTGTGTGTCATCGTAAGCATTTACAATACGAGCTATCTTTTCTGCTTTCTTTCTAGCCCTATCAGAATCTTTACCATTAGGTACATCTACTTTTAAGTTAGGAATACGACCTATTTTTTGTGCAAGGTGTTCTAATCCTGACATCATTAGGTTAGGTACAGGTATTTGATAGTCTTGAAAACCTTGTATCTGATCACCTAGTAATGCAAGTAAACCATCCGGTCCACCATTCATAATAGAACGTATGCGACCTCGCATAGAATATGCACTTTGATTATCGTAATGTAATTGTGTAATTTGATATTGTATTTCTTCTGGTGTCATTTTATCCCCAAGGGCTTTCGTTCATATCGCTTAAATTCCATTCTCCAAAACTAGGTTCATAGTCTAATCCTACCTCAGCTAGCCGTTCTTTTCCTAGTCTTCTTATAACTTTTAATGGAAACCAACTAGCCATTACGACATCTGATTTATAGCTTTTTGCTTTACTAGCCTTACTAGCAGCAGAAGAAAAATAAATTAGCTGTCTACGATATATATTACTCTTTGTTTCGCTTTCTGCACTACCATAAGGTAAGTTAATTAGCTTTTGCTCAAACAACTGTTGCATACTTCCAACACCATAAATCGGATCAAATTTGTTTTTTTGTGTCTGATGTCCTTCTAAGTGTATTCCCATACGAGCTGAATAATCTTTTATTTCTGTATCCTGTCTAATTGCTTTTTGAAATCCGTTTTCTTCTATAACCCAATGTGCAAGACTGTATTGTTCATACCATTTCTTTATAGATTTTTTAGCTTGTATAACTCCTCCGCCTTCTTCGTTTTCTATATCTACTAGATACATCATTCCTGTATCTGGATTTATAGCCCAAAGAAAACAAGCCTGGAATCCTGTAGAAGCTGGGTCAAGTCCTGCAACTAGGTATGTCCCTGCAGGTACCTGCCCAACAACTCTATTGACATCTCTACATTGGTCAATATCTTCTGAATTAAACATTGTTATACCTTCTACAAATGCTTTATTTAAATAAACCATTTCGTATATTGCTCTACCACCTGTTGTATCTGCATTGTTTTTTTGTGACATAAGCCATTTGTATGTACGTTTACTTTTCCATAACATACAATCTGTATGTTTTTCTATCTCTGTTTCTGGCAAAACACAATCTGTTTTATGTGCTTCTTCTACAATATGGTCAAACTCTGTGTTTTCTAAAAGAAAGTTATATAAATCTTCTGGATGTTGCCTAGAACCTATAACAACTACGCCTGTATGTTCCTCTTTACGAGATGACAAAGTAGTTGTCCACCATTGTCTTGTCTGTTCTCTTGCACTAGGTTGTATTGTTGTACCATGGTCCTCTATGTCATCAGCAATAATTAAGTCACAGTCACGTGATAATATCTTTCCACCTTTACCTACAGCTACCATTGTTGGTGATTTAATACCGGTAATAGTTCTAGTACCTACAGTAAATTGTCCTGATGACCAAGACTTACCTGAACGTACTTTAGGTTGAAACTTTATACCAGGTCCATTAATCTCTTCGTTTAGTTGTTCGTTGTTTTCTAAATGATCTAACACACCACCTACTGCATTCTTTGCAATATCTTCGTTACCACCTACCCACATAATTCTTATGTTTGGATTCTTACATATCTGCCATACAGCAAAATGTATAAGTAAGTCAGTCTTACCGTGACGTGGAGGTGACAATATCATTTGTTGTTTACCGTGTTTTATTGCATCAACAATAGAGTTAATCCATTTTTCGTGAAAGTCTGCTGTTTCGTATAGCTGACCTGTTTCTGTTTTAAAATACTTATCTCTAAACTTTTTAAAATCATCTAGTGATTTAACAGTAGCTTTTGCAATCTTCCAATCTTCTTGTGCTTCAAAAGTTTTTTTATCTTCTAAATAAGCTGCATACATTTTTGTTACAACACTTCTAGATACTTTTAGTGCATATGCAACTTCTTGATGTGTAAGTCTATTGTCTTCTAATTTAGCTGCATACTCTTCTACAAATGTTTGATACTCAGCACCTCTTGATGTTGATTTTATTACAGGTGTTTCTATTTCTATTTTATCTTTTTTACCACGTTTATATGCAGCATTCTTTTTACATTTGACACCGCAATAAATTTGACGACCACTAGGTGTAAATCTTTTAGAACATCCAGTGTTCCGACAAGTCTTGCGAACTGCCATTATTTCTTTTTAGGCAGTCTTTTTATTTTTCCGTTTTCTGTTCTAGCAAATCGTGCAGCTTTTGTTTCCCTACTAGGAATAAGCGTGCCATAATATCTTTTGCCACCCCACATCCAACTAACTCTTTTTCCCATTATTTCCAACTCTTTCTTGCTTTTGTTTTTGCATTTTTAGATAGCTTACCATAATGCACTACTTGTTTAGATGATTTAGAATGTTTTGCACCAGTATGAATCTGACCATTCATTTTATGCGTTTTACCTTTGTACTCTTTACCACTCTTAAAATAATGTTTTGTTCCTGCTCCCATTATTTCTTTTTCTTTTTTCTAAGTCCTGCAAAATCTGCAGCAGTAATTTTATTCCTAGGTGGTGCTATTCGTGCAATCTTCATTTGCTTTTTAGAATAACCTTTCTTACCTTTTGGCATAACTCTCCTTTACCATTCTTTGCAAGACCAATATCTTGCAGTTGTCTTATCTTTGGCTGTACTACATTTGTGCCTAGCACGGAATGACGCTCTGGCTTTAGGATTGTTTTTCCTAATAGCCATATTGGGATCACCAAACATAACTTTCTTGACTTTGCCATTCTTCATAACAAAAACCTTTTTAGATTTTCTTCCGTAACCTGGTTCGCCTTTTCTAATAGCCGTAGGGCTATTTAGCTTAACCTTCATTCCTTGATATTCAGCCATTTAATATTTTTTCTTTTTTTTCTTCTTACCTTTTTTCATCTTACCGTAAGCCATTAGTTCTCCTAACTATACTATATCTTGTATGAGTGATTATATAACAGGAAGAAAATATCCTAATCATAAACCCTCTACTTCCTATAGTAGTGGAAGAATTTGTTTGGACAAAGATTGTGACACAGTCTTATCTAAATACAACAAATTTAGATATTGTAATAATCACAGACCAAAAAGTTACCCCCGAATAA